AAGAAAAGTTATAGAAGAACAAATTGCAAATACAGCACAACGAATTAATGATTCTAAGCTTAAAGCAGTTACGAAAGAAAAGTTATTAAATGATTTAAAACGTAGTGGTTTAAAACTAGAAGAAAATCAATTTAAAGTTGCAAAACAAATAAATATTGAAACGCAAAAAAATCTTTTAGCACAAGAAAAAGCACAGGCAAGAAGAGCAAGAATAACAAGCAGTACTTTAATTGGTGGTGGTTTCCCTTTGTTATTTGGTGGTGGTCCTTTACAAGCTCTTGCTGGCGGTATAGGTGGAAATATTGGTGAAAGAATGAGTCCTGGAGGTGGTTTTGCTGGTTCTATTGCTGCTACTGCTTTAGTAAGTTCGATGCAAAAATTTGCTGATTCAGCAAGAGATGTAGGTAATGCTTTGAAAGATGCAAATTTAGGTTTAGATAAATTAAAACAATTAGGATTTGAAGTAGATCAATCTACACAAAAACAAGTAGAAAATTTAATTAAAGTAGGAAAAGTAAGAGAAGCAGAAGCTATTGTAAATCAAAAGTTTGCTACTCTTATAGGTCCAAAAAATGTTAAGAATTTACAAAATTTAGATACTGCTTTTGATGAGCTACAAAAAGAAACTTCAAAATTATTTTTACAACTCAGTAGTGAACTAGCACCTGCTTTTATAGTAATTATTAATTTAGTAAAAGGAGTTGTTGACCAAATTAATGCTGCTGCAACCCAAAGGGCTGCTGCTAATTTAGATCCAACAGCTTTTAGAAATGCACAAGCACAGGCACAACAACAAGCATCAGCTTTTGCTAACACACCAATTTTAAAAGATATTCCTTTTGTTAATACAGCTTTAGGTAATCCAGAATTAGAACAAGAAATATTAACAAAACTTTCTCAAAAAATTATTGATGAAAATTCACCTGATTTAACAACAGGTAAAACTCCTAGTGGTTCAGGTGGTAGCTCACCATCAAGTTTTTCAAAACAAGAAATAGATATTTTAAATGCACGAATTGCTTTACAACAAGTAGGTGATGATTTACTAAATAAAGAAGTAGTTGCAAAAAAGCAAGCGGTTATTGAAGCAGAAAGATTACTTGCTATTGCTAAAGCTGGAGAAGATGCAGACCAAATAACACTTGCAAATAAAAATGCCCAATTAAAAACTAATGAATTAAATACTGCTGTTAAAGAAAAAGAAAAAGCATTGATTGATAATACTATTGGTCAATTAGCTGAAGAAAAATTATTCTTAGAAGAAAGTTTAACTTTAGGCAAAGATAAAGCTGAAATAGAAAAAAGAATTAGAGATTTAGTAAAAGATTTACCTCCCGAAAGACACGCAGAGGTTAGAGCTTTAGTAGAAGGTAATGAGGCATTAAAGGAAAGAAATAAGATATTAGATGAGCAAAAAGCAACACAGGAAGAAATTAAAAATATATTGGCTGGTGGCATGACAAATGCTGTTATGGGATTAATCGAAGGATCTAAAACATTAGGACAGGTATTAGCAGATGTAGCAAAACAACTTGCAAGTATGTTCTTAAACAAAGCGTTCAGTAGTATTTTCAGTAATATGTTTGGTGGCGGTGGCGGTCCTTTTAATGATATACAAAATACTGTAGTAGTTGGTAAACAAGGCTTACATAGTAGAGCAGGTGGATTTAAAGCTTTCCAATATGGCGGTGTTGTAAATTCTCCTACCCTTGGAATGATTGGAGAGGGTGGCGAATCAGAATACGTCATACCAGCTTCCAAGATGTCTGGTGCGATGTCTAGATATTCAGCAGGTGCTAGAGGTGGTGCTGTTATTCCAGGTGGTTCTGGTGATTCTGGTACAGTTGCAGGTTCTTCTGGTAATACAGTTGTTGAATATACAGGTCCAACATTAAACTTTAACGGTGATGAGTACGTTCCAAAATCTGCTGTGCCTGATATTATCGGTGCTGCTGCAAAACGTGGTGCACAGGCAGGTAAAGCACAAGTTATTGGATCGTTAAGAAATTCTAGAAGTCAACGTGCATCTCTTGGATTATGAGCATTACAACTTTAGTTACTTTTGTAGAAGTTTTTAGTGTAGATATTAATAACAACAAAAGCACAAAGCATAGATTACAAAATGCTAAAAGAGAGCCATCTGAAGATTCAAAATCTGCAAATAATACAATTTTATTTAATGGTCAAAATTATCATTATTTACCATTTATTTATCAAGGCACAACTATTAATAGATCAGGAGATAATATTGAATCTAATTTAATTATGGGAAATCATCCATTAAGTATGTCAAAAGCACAGGAAGCTGTTCTTAATAGATATTTTGTTGAAGTTAATGTTTGTGTTGTATCTAACGATAATATTGATAATGTTACAAATATTTTGACAACTGATACATGGCTTGCTGCTTCTTTATCTTACGATCCAGAAGTTCTTGAAATTTTGTTAAGTAGTGCTGTAGACGCAGTAGGCATTAACGTACCAAATTTAGTTTTAACTAGTGATGCTGTTGGTAAACTACCAGTAACAAGCGATATTCAAAATAGATGAAGCCACATCAACTTATTGGTTTACCTTATAGATTGGGTGCTGATCCTATAAAACATCATGCAGCAGATTGTTTATCTTTAGCTCGTACAGTTTTAAAACATTATGGTATAAATTCACCAGAGCCTACAAGAGATTGGTATAGAAGAGTAAGAAAAAAAGACTTTGATATATTTAAAGAAGAACTTGAAAAGTGGGGAAACGAGACAAAACAGTTTAATATAGGTACAGTTGCATTATGTAAATCTAAGAATGGATTTGGTCTTGCTGTTTACTATGAGGAAGGATGGATAAACTGCGGAGAGTCGGAGGTAAGATGGAGTCCTTTAGACCACTTGGAGGTCGTAGGGTTTTACTCCCCGCAGAAGTCGAATTATGTGAAACAGTAGGTATAACAGAAGATGAGTATTGGTATTTTGTAGAATTAACACAGGCATTTAACGGAAAAAGACCTAAAGAATATGATGAAATACCTTATGTTGTAAATGATTTCGTTTCAGCAATAATAACTGCCATAAGTTCTAGTCAAGTTGCAACTCAGATAGTTTTAGGAATACTTCTCACAGTTGTTTCTGTTTTATTAACACCAAAACCTAGACCACCTAAAACTCCTCCTAGCCTCACAACTGCTGGCCAAACAGGTGCTAAAAGGTTTGCACCACAGACAGGATTCAATTCAGTACAGGAACTTGCTAATTTTGGCGATATAATTCCTCTGATATTTACAAAACAAGAAACTATTAATTATCAGGGAGAAGATAGAGTTTTTGGAGGAGTTCGTGTTAATACAAGGCTTTTATGGTCACAAATGATAAGCCTTGGTTCAGGTCAGCAGTTAAAAGCATTATTTATGCTTGGATTGTCTGATTTAGCTGCCAAACCAGAATTTGCAGGTTATGCGATTGGTGATCTTTTACTTAAAAATTATTTACATAAAAAATTAGCGATTTATGTAATGACTAACGGTGGTAGACCACAAGAAGGGGCTGAGAAATATAGTGAAGGTACTTTAGAAAGACAGGTAGATCGAAATGGTAATCCTTTTTCAGATGTTATGTCTGTTGATTGGGATCAAACTATGGGTGCAACAGATACTATTGTAAGTAGTGCAAGAACTCCTAACACACAAACTGTTTTTGGTGTTTACTCTCCAATGCCAAATAGCATGAGATATAGAGTTCCGTATGAATTGGTTTTAAAACAAAAAAATTTAAAGAATCAAAATAAAACAGATGTCGATACGAAAAGAAGAAAACTTAGAACTAATTTTCCTAGATATGCAACCATAGATAATTACGATAACGTTAATGGCAATAGAAATGATCTTCAGGTCGAAAAAGGAAAAGAAATTGTATATGTTATTGGTGACATGGATTCTGAAGATCAATTTGGTGAAAGTTTTGACCCTTGGGGTGTGGAAGATGTTAAATCCGCAGTAGATGCTTCAAGAGAAGAATCAGATGATGCAATTCAAGTTGGTGAATCCTATTTAATAGGATCAGCTTTGGCTGTTTGTATAAGAAAAGGCAGACCTATTTGGTCAAAAAAAGTTTTTCAAGACTGTTTTTTTAGAGTAGATATTCCTGGATTAATAGATGTAAGACATTCAGATGATGGTTTTTTGGGTGCTCATAAAGGATATGAATTATTAACTATACAAAAAGTTGCTATCGGTACTATCAGTAATAGTAAAGCTTGTGATGTAACAGAAATTGGTTTGAAATCAAAAGTATTTAAACAGGTTACAAGTTTTCCAAACGTAAATAGTCATCCTGGTGCTGTTGGCTGGAATGAACAAGATATGGATACAACCGATGGTGTTGTTAAAAGATATAACGATGACGATGGCAGCATTTCTCTTGGTGGAATGAGCAAATATCTTACCAGATATAGTTTTTTTAGATTACAGGCAAGAGTTGCTGGTAAAAATAATGCCACAGATGATTGGCACTATATAGATGGTGGACATCCATTTGCTGTTAAAGGCAATTCTCCTCAACCACAATATAATTTTATTCGTATAAATCATTATTCTAATCCTAAAAGAGAATTTGAATTTAGATTTTTACCTTTTCCAGGTAATTTAATTTATAAAAGATATGTGGATCGCAACAATGAAGTAAGACTTTTATCTGCATCAGGTCAACTTACAAATTACACAGTTGGAACAGCAGATCAGTTCTTTTCAATATATTTTAAAGGATCAAATGCCAAGATAAGAAGTGGTGATGCTTCAAATACTGAATGGTATTTAGGAGAATTACCAACTGCAACAGACGGAGGAAAGATAAATCGTCTTTTATTAGAAAGCACTGGTGTTATACCAAGGTCTACAAGATGGATAGAAGTAGATAGAAAGACATCTAATATGGATGCAAATTTAAGAAATGAAGCTGTTATTTACTATAAAAATCAAAATCATAGTAGTACTTGGGTATGGAGCACACGAGACAGGCCACCTCATTGGAGAGAATTTTTTGGAAATAGAAACAATACAATAAATAATCCTTTAAGGCGACCTGATACAATCACGATTGGAGATCCTTATGTTCAACCTTATATAGATCGTGATGATGGATTTAGGTATGGTGTTGGTCCACATATAGAAACTTTTAAAGGCAAACCAAAGAATAGACGAGGTGAATATTATGGAATAATTAAATATGAGATGAAAGAAGCTGATGTTGTGCCTACAATCCATGAAAATGTTGCAACAACAACTTCTGGTAGCGGAACAGGATTACAGGTTAGATTAAAAGTTTATTTAAATCCAAACAATAATCAATATGCTGCTGCTGTATGGGAAATTACTGCTAGAGGTAGTGGTTACAAAGATTCTGATGTTGTAAGTATTCCGCAAACAGGAAATTTTCCAGGTATTAATAATATAAATATTGTTACTGATTTTAGTGAGTTTGTATCAGAACCTTGGCCTGAAGGAAAAAATTTAAATCCATTTGATGCTGTAACAGATTATTACCAATACGATGCAGAGCGTAGTAGTCATCAAGACGGACCAGAACATGAAATAGTTTATGTAAATGAGCAAAGTAGTGGTGTTACTTCACCTCCTTATGAATTACAACAAGCTGGTATAGCAAATGTGGCTTTACGAATTAGTAGTTCAAAAGAATGGAATAGTTTCTCACAGTTTTCTGCTTATATAAAACAAGGTATAAGAGTTGAAAGATTGATAGATAATACAATAGGTGCTACAAATTTATTTCCTGAAATAGTTTTTGCATTATTAACTGATACTAGATTTGGACTTGCAGATTCAATAGGTGTGAGTTCTGTTGATAGAGAAAGAATGGTTACTGCTGCCAAATTCTGTGAAGCTAATAAGTTTTATTGGGATGGTGTTATTACTGACAAAGTGAATGTCAGAGAGTTTATATATCAAAATGCAATATTTAATTTATTAGATTTTACAATTCTTGGCGGTAAGTTTTCATTATTTCCTTCTGTTCCTTTTGATCCTCATAGTTTTGAAATACGAGCAGAACAAAAACCATTGGTTCGAGCTTTGTTTACAGATGGTAATACAAAAAATTTAAAGGTCAGTTTTTTAGCTCCAGAAGAACGTCAGAATTTTTTAGGAACAGTTTATTTTAGAAAAGAAATACCAAATGGATTTTCTGAAACATTATCTAAAAGTTTTTCTATTGCAACAGATAACGACCAAATAGCAGAAAAATTTCCTACTGAAGTATTTGATATGTCTGATTTTTGTACTAATCCAGACCATGCCGAAGAATTTTTAAAACACGCATTGATGATTAGAGCAAAAGTAGATCATGGTATAAATTTTGAAACTACACCACAAGCTGCATTAGGATTAAAACCTGGTGATTATATACGTTTTATTTCAGAAGCTACTCATACCAGTAGGTTTGAAAATGGTGTAATATCTCCTGATGGGGTTGTACAAAGTGTTGGTAATAATAGTTTGAATAATGTAAATATTTATCATTGGAAACCAGGCACACAAGAAGTCAAAGAATCTAATTTAAATGTTATAGATGGATTTACTACAGACGCTAATTTATACGGATCTGTTTTTACAGTAAAACAAACAACCGAATCTAATAGACTTTATAAAATAGAATCTATGACATATACCGATGAAGGATTAATTCAAGTTTCCGCAAGTCATGCACCTCTTTTATCTGACGGTACTCTTGCTACAATAAATCATAATGATTTAGATTTTACGAGTTTAAATTAATGTCAGTATCAAGACCTTTCCCACCCATAAAACCTTCTTCAAGAAGCTATACCCCTGGAACGTATCCGCAAACTGAATTTGTAGCACAAAATGGTGCAAAAACTGTTATCAGATACGGTAATAAAAAAGTAGACGCAAGATTAACTTTAGGATTTACAAATATTACAGATGACGAAGCTAATTTAATTTTAAATTTATACGAAGAAGTTAATTCTGATTATGATTATATTCAATTTAATACAGGTGATGGGCTTGCAGGTATGGTTCTTCCTAACACAACAAATATGAATTTATTTGATAAGTTTAGAGAAGTTGAAGGTTTTGGAAGAACTTTGTTAAGATACAGGTTTGATGGCCCTCCAACAGTTACAAGTGTCAGACCTAATAGGTCAAATGTGCAATGTAAATTTGTCGCTTGCCTCGATGGGGATTAGAATAGGTTTAAAATTTATTTAAAACAATGGCTGGCTTTTATTCTGGTAAAGAAGGTGAATTAATAATAGATGGCGAAAAAGCTGCCAGAGTTAGATCATGGTCATTTAGTATGAATCAAGCAGTTTTAGAAACTGTTTCATTAGAAGATACTGATAGAAATATTATTCACGGCTTAAGGAGTTATACAGGTAGTGCAAGTATTTATTATTATCAAGAAAATGCTGGAGGTGGATCGGGTAAATTATCAACTGTAATAAATAAAATAATAAAACCATCAGAAACAGCACAAGGTAATGACGGTACTGCTGTTGAAGCTTCACCTGTAAATTTTAGACTAAGAATAAAAGATGGATCTGCTGGTGGCAGATTTATTGAATTTTCAGCAATAGTAACAAGTGTTGGTATGACAAGCACAGTGGGAGAAGTTACCGCAGCAGACCTTAGTTTTGAATGTATAGGAGCACCTACTGCTGTTAATTTATAAATGTCTATTTACTTTGGATCGACAGGTTTTATTGAATTAAAACGTGATGCTTTAAATGCTGATATACCATCATCATTAAATGCTGCTGATGTAAATACGATTAAAAAAAGATTTTCAGTAGAAAATATCCTTGGATCGTTAATAACAGGAGATCAAGTTGAAATAGAAACTGTTGACGGTAGTAATTTAGAGTTACTATCTGGACATAACTTTCCTGATCTTCGTAAATATATTCATATTGATGATATGGGTGGGATTAGATTATATGATACGTTTGCATCTTCATTAGCAGGTGAAGTAACTGATGCACTTGCACTTGTAACTCCTTCTTCTACAAAAGATATATTGATACGCACCAGAAATACTAGATTTAAACCTTTAGCAAAAATTACTGAATTTGAAATTACGACATCAAGAGATACAGTTGATGTAAGTAATTTAGGAGAAGATTTTAGAAGGCAATATGAAAATGGTTTAATATCAGGGCAAGGAACAATACAAACAATATGGCAACATAGAAATTTTCAAAATGATACTATTGATTTTCTTAGTCCCGAATTTCCTGTTTATTTAAGTCAATTATTGGTACGAGTTCAACAGGGAGCAGATTTTGAAGGAAGATTTTATATTTATCACGATCCAACTCAATCTACAAATAGTGTTTGGTATCAATCTATTGGTGTTATAACCAATGTTGCCATCAATGTTCCTGCAAGTGGTTTAGTTGAGGCAAGAATAGAATTTGTAACTAACGGAGAAATAAGATTACATAATGGAGTACCACCATCATTCTTGTTATTAGAAAGTAGTGATAAGATATTGCAAGAGGATGGAGATGGTATTTTACTTGAAGATCCTTAAAATAAGATTTATGATGTACTTAAAAGTGACTTGACATGGCTGATCTACAGATTACACAACTACCAGAATTAGGTTCAGCCCAACTGCAAGCAACAGACCCGATTGCTCTTGCAGATGTTAGTGCAACAGAAACAAAGAAGATTACTGCAAAAAACTTTGTTCAAGGTGCTTTTGGGTTAGTAGATTCAGCATCAATACCAGCTACAGCACTTAGTTATCCTTTATCTGTAGGACAAATTGTTACCGCAACTTTAGCCGATAATGCTGTTACTAATGTAAAAATTACAGATGCAACAATAACTGGTGCAAAATTAGCTAATGATACAATTACAGCTACACAGATAGCAGCAAATGCTATTAATTCCAGTGAGATTGCAGATGACGCAGTTACTCAAGCAAAGATAGCTGATGGGGCTGTTATTACAGCTACATTAGGTAATGGAGTAGTTAATACAAGTAAAATTGCTGATAGTGCTGTTACTTTTGCAAAGACTAACTTTAATGATGGAGATATTCCTGGTGCAAAATTAACTGCTGCTTCTGTTACTCAAACTCAAATAGCTGATAATTCTATTGGTGGTGGTGAATTAATAGATGGTCAAGTTGGTACTGGTGCTCTTGATAATGGTTGTGTTACAGGTGCAAAAATTGCTACCGATACCATTACTGCTGGTAATATTGCAGCTAATGCAATTGGAGCATCGGAACTTGCTGACAACTCAGTGGATACCGCAGCTTTATCATCTAATGCTGTTACTACCACAAAGGTTACAGATTTAAATATTACAACAGTAAAGTTAGCTGATAATGCCGTTACCGCTGCCAAAATTGCTGACAATACTATCACTGCTACACAGATCGCTGCTGATGCAGTTGGTTCTAGTGAATTAGCTGATAACGCTGTTGATACGGCTGCGATTGCAACTTCTGCTGTAACTGACGCAAAAATAGCATCGGGAGTTACAGGTACAAAAATTACAGATGGAACAATTACCGCAGCAAAATTAAATACATCTAATATTGATAGGTCATTAAATGTAGCATCAGGTAATTTAGGAATAAATAATGCAGTAACAGGCGGTGCTTCTGCAAGAAATGGTATTACATATAATAATGAAGGACTTATAACCGCTACAGCAGCATTAGTAGCAAGTGATATACCCGAAGCTACAGCGTCAGCAGTTGGAGGTGTAAGCGTACCATCAACAGGTGGTTTGACCGTTACCGCAGCAGGTGCGTTGTCAATAGATAATACTGTTACGGGCACTACAAGATCAGGTATAACTTTTAACGATCAAGGCTTGATTACAGCTTCTGCTGACTTAGTAGCAAGTGATTTACCTTTAGCCACTGCATCTGCGGTTGGTGCTATATCAATACCAACATCTTCTGCTCCTTTAGCTATTTCTAATACAGGTGTTTTAACTGTAGCGGATAGTGGAGTAACAGCAGGTACTTATCCAAAAGTAACAGTATCTGCAAAAGGCTTTGTTACTGCTGGAAGTAATCTTGCTGCTGGAGATATTCCTGATTTAGCAGCCACAAAAATTACTACTGGTCAGTTTAGTACAGCCTTTTTAGCTAATGATTCAATAACAATGGATAAGTTGGCAAACTTATCTACTGGTTTTATTCAAGAAGCATCTCCAGACATATCTGATTTGCCTACTGGTGTTTTTTGGTTACAGGAATCTACAGGACAACTAAGAATATTCAACGGTAACAGTTTCTTCTCTGTTGGTTTTGGTAGATTAGCGGAAGAAAACTTAAGATTCTGCGGAACATTTAACGCTACTAACGGCACAATAGTTACACTTACAGCCTTTGGAACGTCAGCAGGTTTTACTGTAAGCAATGCGATACCAGCAGGTACATCAACATTAACTGGTGCTTATTTTGTTTGTGTAACCCCTGGAAATGGAACAGCAGTTGTACCAAGTACAAGTTTTGATGCAGGAGATTGGTGTTTATGTATGGGTGCTGATAATTGGGATAGAATTGATACCTTGTCTGGACCTGGTAGTGTTTCTAATTTAAATGATTTATCTGATGTGACAGTAGCAAGTCCTACAACAGGTCAAATATTAGTTCTTCAAGCAAGTGGTCAATTTGAAAATGTTTCAATCCTAAGTGGAGGAACTTACTAAATTGATGTATCCTTTAGTTAAGTCAAGGTAAACTATGTCAATTCAAATTAAATTAAAGAATAGTGTTGTACAGGATAGTACCCCAAGTACATCTGATTTACCTGCTGTCGGTGAAATAGCACTTAACGCAAATATAAATAGTATTGGTGGCTTTATGAGAGCCAGTGATAATAGCATCGTAAAAATATTTGGTCCAGGAAGTTTATCAACACCTACTGCTACTACTACAGTTTCGGGCATATCTGAATTAGCAACTAATACTGAGACAACAACTGGATCTGCTACAAATAGAGTTGTAACCCCTGCTGGTTTAAAAACTGTTACCGACGCAGAACGTACCACATCAAATAGTAATTATGTAGCAAAAGCTGGTAGTACCTTAACAGGTGTATTAACCATGCCTAATGGTTCTAATTCAGCACCTGCTATAAATTTTGGAGATAGTGATAGCGGAATATTTGGTGGAACGAATACAGTCAGCTTGGCTGCTGGAGGTACAACAAGATTAACTGCTGATACAGGAGTAAGTGTTGTTGGTACGTTAGCTGTTACTGGAGCTATAACTTCTACTGATGACCTAACAATTCCAGATAAAATAATTCATTCTGGAGATACTAATACTGCTATTAGATTTCCTGCTGCTGATACTGTTTCTGTTGAAACTGGTAGTAGTGAAGCATTTAGAGTTGATAGTTCACAGCGTTTACTTGTTGGGTCTTCAAGTAGTAGAACTATTGCTAATCATGCTGCA